GTTCTATGGTGGTAAATCATAACTATTTGATATTAAATAGGTTTTCTTTATTGTTGTCAGTGGTAATTTAGTCCTATTTTGCTCTTTTTTGTGGCCTTTCTTTATTGCTCCTTTTTTGTGGCTATGGTGATGCAACAATTTATTCCATCAGCAACCTACCCCACCCCCGCCTATGTTAGTTAGCACTTACTTACTTGCTGCAGTGCGTCATAGCCAGGGAAGTTAGTTAGTGCACACTTTGTTGAAGTGCAAATCATCAGTACACCAACGATGTGCATGAGGCGATGATGCACCACTATAGTGCACTATCAAGCTTAGGCAATAATCATACCATATTGCAGCACAACATTGGTGCATTTCTGAAGAATGGCTTGCAGCCGTGCCTAGGTGAAATCCCTAGGTATGCTTGTTGCAGTGCACGAAGTCAATAAAATCAATTACTTAAATAACCCTAGGATTTATCTGGTATGATTCTATTGTGTATATAGGTATAAAGAGCAGTTTTTATCAACCCTATAAGAGGAAATTATCATGACCAAGATTGATCCGCACAAGATGAGCACCAAAGGCCGAGAGGCATATCTGCAGGACTTGTTAGCTACTCTTGATGCCCATCGCCAGCAATGGATCGGACTGAGCCAAGAAGAGATCCGAGAGATGACTCAGCACGTTGCAATCTGTTTTCAGATCCGTGACAATATCGAAATCAAATAAACCTAGAGGAACCTAAAATGAACTTAGAGCAAATCAAGCAAGCAGTGGACAATGGTGAAACCGTGCACTGGGCCACCGAGAACTATAAGGTCATCAAAGACAAGTTCGGACAATACCTAATATGGAGCCAGTGTAACGATGTATTCTGGGGCCTAACTCATCGTGATAACATCACTGTGAACTGCAACAACCCCGAAGAGTTTTTTATTGCTTAACCAACCAAAAGGAACCTAGACTATGAGCACTTTATACGCCGAAGCTGTAGAAAACTGGCCTGAAGACGAAGCCAGCAGTAGTGCAAAATTCGCACTTGATATTTTTGAGTGTGAAGGTAGTGACTACTATCATCAATGGCTGATCAAAGAACGACAGCACTGGATCAAGGTTTTTAATGATCCTGCACTGATGACTCGATTTTGTGATAAGTTTAATGCTTTAACCTTCAACACCACTAACCTAGCAATCTAATCAAAAGGAACCTAGACTATGAAAATCAAACCAATTGCATCAAATATGACCGAGTTAGTCCTTAACGATGGCACTCAAGTTTTATTTAGCTATGAAACACCTGTGGCTTGCTGGATCAATGGCAAGTATTACAAGACCGAGACAAAATGGTCAAAGACAACAACAAGCCACATAAGAAAATGGGGCGCAAGTGTTGCTATAATCAAACCGCAAGACTATTTCGACAACCTAGTGAATGGAGTCTAAACATGAGCACTTACGAAGCATTCCAGATCGCAGGCCTATTGTTCGCAATTGGCGCAGTTGCTATGATTCTTAAACCCTGGGATTTAGACTAATCACTTAATCGGAGATATTGAAAATGGAAAACACCAAAATTTCAGTAACAACTGAAGAACTATTAGGCTCAATTGAGTGGCTCGATGCAAAAGGCGAAACCATCACCAAGATTGAAGACGATCGAGGCGGTAGCGGCTCTTGGATTATTTTTCTAGAAAGTGCGGATGAATAATGCCGACACTTGAGCACCGAGGATATCTACTACACTGGCACACTGGAAGAGGCGAGACTATTCGACAATCACCGGACGGATCGTGTAAGATCTTTGCTAGTATGAGAGCCGCTAAACTGTCAATCACTAAACTGAGAAAGGCTGAAGATGAAAGACTTAGACTTAAAATGCTCGGAGCTAGTCCAAGAGCTTGAGAGCATGGGCCAGTATGGCATCGGATACTTTGCTGGCTTGCTGGTGGAGTATAAGCCGCTATTGGCTAGTGCCTTGGCTGAAGCGATTAAACTTAATCAGGAGGAAATGAAACAATGAAGGATATCTTAAACAGAAAAGCAGAGAGCTTTGCCTTACAGTGGCATTTATCAGAGTATCCGACAGGCAATCTATCAGGCGACTTTGACGCTATCGTTGATCGTGTCGCCAATGATGAGTTAGGGGAGGACATAATCGCTTTTAACGAATTCCAAGACTGGAGCGGAGAGAGCATTTCAAAAAGCATTAAAACAATGTCAGCGGCACTCATTAAAACCTTTGGAGGCTTAAATGTCTTGGCTACTAAGTGATAGAAATAGACCTTGGATTGACCCATCAAAGACCGATGTAATGCGAACATGGAAGAAATACGGATTTGTGTCGCCAGAGGAAAAGCGACTAGAAAAAGAAAGCGAAAAGAAAGCTTTCATTGATCATATTGCGCTACAATGGGCTAAACATCAAAAGATAAAGGGGACAGACAATGCGCTGCCGAGCTTGCAACGAATTACTAAGTGACTATGACGCCACTGTCAGGTCAGTTTACACTAGGGAATATCTGTCTCTGTGTAAGCACTGCCTAGGAACGATTAAAACCGACTGTGTTGCCGTTGGTAACATCAGCCTGATGTCGGACACTGACGACATCAATGAAGCCGACACAGAGGAAATTAGGGGCATTACTGACGATTTGCCTGATGATGACTATTTTATGGATAAGTGGAATGATCGCTGACGACTTGGCACGATTCTTGCTATTAAAGACATTATTAATGTAATAACATAGTTATTAATTATTATTTAATATCTTTTACAATGTTGTTTCAACATAGAAAGGTAGCACTCAATGGAAAAACCTGATCAAGAAAGGTTCTATTGGTTCACTGTGAATGACACTGCTGAGCTTCTGACGCACTGCAACATAGACACTGAGACTTTTATTTCTGATGTGTTGGATTCTGTGCTCCGTGTCAGGCCTGAGACCAAGCAGGCCTTCCAACTGCTCGGTATTCTTGACTATTTTAGTAAACTATCCGACACTGAGAAAGCCAATCAGATAGCAAAAGAGGTGCTCAATGCAGACTCAGAGTAAATTTACTCATCATACTGAATGCTCTGCCTGCGGCAGCAGTGACGGCAAGGCTGTCTATTCCGATGGCTCAGGCTACTGCTTCGTGTGTAAGACTCATTTTAAGGCTGATAGAGCCGTTTCCGACAATCCGAATAGGGTGGTAGCCATGCAGGACTATAAAGCCAACCAAAGCCAAATTAAGCCTATTAGCGGTCAAATTCTAAGCATACCTGACCGAGGTATCACCAAAGCCACCTGTGAGGCCTATGGAGTTCTGCAGACAGCATCAGAGCATTGGTATCCGTTCACTGATGCTAAAGGCAACGATGTTGCATATAAGATACGAGATGTGCCAAACAAGCAATTTAAGAGTCAAGGCAACATCAAAGAGGCACTCTTGTTCGGACAAGCATTGTGGAACAAAGGTGGTAAATTTGTGACCATTACAGAAGGTGAACTTGATGCATTAGCGGCCTATCAGATGATGGGGTCAAAGTATCCAGTGGTGTCGATCAAGAATGGTGCACAGTCAGCGGTCAAAGACTGTCAGGCACAGTATGAGTGGCTAGATAGCTTTGAGACTATTGTGCTTGCCTTTGATGCTGATGAACCTGGGACAGAAGCATCGGCCAAGGTGGCAGAGCTTTTCGGTAACAAGGTCAAGATTATGAAGATGGGGTCAGGCTATAAGGATGCCTGCGACTATCTCAAGGACAGTAAATCAGCAGACTTTGTGAAGGCATGGTGGGCAGCGGAGCAGTATGTCCCTGATGGCATTATTGCTGGTGCAGATCTCTTGGACTTGGTGCTGCAGCCACTAGAGAAGGCGAAGGCACACTATCCCTATGATGGCCTAAACTCTGTCACTGGTGGAATCCGTGCACAGGAGCTTGTGGTTGTCACTGCCGGCTCTGGCCTAGGCAAGTCACAATTCATGCGAGAGATAATCTGGCAATTGCTTTTAGAGACAAAAGAAAACATCGGGATTATGTTTCTTGAAGAGTCAGTGAAGAAGACAGCACTGAGCATCATGTCTTTGGCAATCAATAAACCATTACACTTATCAGAGGTGCAGACAAATGACACAGAAAAGACAGAGGCTTTTGCAAAGACTTTGGGCACGAATAGACTATTCTTTTATGATTGTTTTGGTAGCACTGCTATCGACAACATTATTAACAGGGTGCGCTATTTTGCTAGGGGTCTTGATTGCAAATACATCCTCTTAGACCACGTCAGCATTGTGGTTTCTGCCCAAGACCATGCAGATGAGAGAAAGGCCTTAGATGAAATCATGACCAAATTGAGAATGATCGTGCAGGAAACTGGCATTAGTCTGTTTGTGGTGTCCCACTTAAAGAGGCCTGATGGTAAAGGCCATGAAGAAGGCGCAGCTACTAGCTTGAATCAGTTGCGTGGATCTGGTAGTATTGGACAATTGGCAGATATGGTGTTAGGATTAGAAAGAGCAGCACAACACGAAGATCCGATTGAGCGCAATACCACCAGGATCAGGGTGATAAAGAATCGCTACAGTGGCGAGACTGGTAAAGCCTGTGCAGTGCTGTATGATAAATTTAGTGGTCGTATGACAGAGATTAATGAGGCCTCACTATGACAGACCGTGAACTAGATGAATTGCTTATTGATGCTATTGATTCATCAAATTGGGAAATGGTTTACAAAGCACAACAAGCCCTGCGTGACCGACTAGCGCATCCTGAATCTGTACACGCCATCGACATATCGCAAGAACGTGTCGATGAAACGGAAAAAGATCAACATGAGGATTGGTGCGCTTTATTAACCCAATTGCTTGCATCATGGCCTCCAAGACCTGCGCCATGCAATTGCAAACTAAAGGAGAAGAACTCGTGACAGCCGTGGCTCTTTGTGGTTTATTTGCATTCGTGTCATCAATTTTGAAAGGGTTAAGATAATGTATTCCGACTGGTCTACACATAAGTTGCTTGTCAATATCGAAGAGCGTGATAAAAAGATTGATTCTCTTGAAGAGGCAGTCATTATCATGAACACTCAGCGTGTCGAAGAAGAAGAACGCACAAAGATAGCAGTAAAGTTTCTGCAGATGTTGCTTCATCCTGAAGAATTTGGATGGGCAGTATCTCAGGAGGTAAGAGAGAAGGCGAAGGAAACATTAATCAAACTTGGAGAGTATTATGTCTGAACTTAAAATAAAGGTAGAAAACTATGTTGGATTTAGCGATGATGGTGATGTGGAGTACTGCTGTTTTGTTGGCAATGGCGATACTCCTATAATCGATCAGAAAGTGTCACTGAAAAAAATGATCAATGAGTTTATCGATGTTCGCAGTGTCATGGGAAAGCTGCCAACAGATCACTTCAAAGAGGCACAGAAGCTTTTGGATGTGATGGAAGAAGGCATTAAAACACTCAAGGCAACAATGACAAAATGAGTGCTTGGCTCATCATAGTCACAGGCTGCATATACGCCTACATAGCAGCAGAGCAGGGTCTTAAAGGCAACACTGCTATGTTGGTCGTATATGGTGGCTATGCCTTTTCTAACATTGGTCTTTACTTTATGGCGACAAAATGATAACATTTTTATGGTTGATG